TTGGTATAGGGGATTTTCCGTACAACATTTGCACTGCGCTATACAAATGCTGTACCGGAAAGTGATGCCTTAAAACGCACTAGTCAATTAAAGCGCACTAGTAACGTTAAGTTTATTGGTGCGGCCTGACGCACCCCACAACGTCAGGCCGCTATATCGAAAGGAGGAAACGTGTGGTTGATTACATTGTTATTATAACACGAATGACTTTATTTGTCAAGAGGGGATTACGAAATAACAGCCTCTAGCCATTGTAGGAGAAAGTCCATTGATGATCATTCCAGAGCCGGAAACAAGGAATTTATCTGCCTGTATGAACTGCTGTGTGCCGGTTGTTGCATCAATAGATACAACGTGACAATCGGCAACAACTCCGCCCTGCAATAAGATTGTTCCAATCCAAACCTCATTTGCGTTACTATCGGGGCTTGCCTGTATGAAAATATTTGCTTCATCATAATTTGCAAAGTCATCACCTGGAATTCCGAGGTATGGGGCTTGTGAAGTAATGCGCTTTAACATTTTCATTCTAGGGCCGATTAAATTATCAACGTAGTCTTTGTTTGCGGCTTCAATGGCTTTTAGCGGAGTTGGCACTATCACACTCACGGCGTTGCCCATATCTACGGCAGACTTCGCGCCGCCGATTACAACGGAGCCACCGTCACCCGTATCGATATTCACATGCTGCGCCGCGTGGATATCAACGATAGGTGCCTCAACGTCGACCGTTCCCTTTCCCGCGGTAATGTCAACGTCCGTCCCGCCGTGCACAAGGACGTTCGTAGTTGCCTGATACGTCGAACTTCCAGTGTCGTTCACATTGATGTTCTTCACGCTAGTGTTTCCAGTGATCTTAACGAACTCCGCGTTCGCAAGAACATTAATGTTCTGATTCTCCAGCGTAAACCCACCAGCAACGACCTGTGTCGCATGCCAAAGGTTACCGGCGTTGTCGACGTAGTATCCACCACGCTCACCCTTTGGAATAAGGCTCTCGCTACGCACATCCACACTTGTTTTCGAATCATCAACGGCAACCGTGATATAACCGCACGTCACACCGCCGGAGCTGCCGTGCGCGTCCACATACTTCTTTGTAGCAGGGTTCGCGTCCTCCACGGGTTCCGCCACTTTGGTTCTTGCGTTGAGCATATCAACATCCACTTTATCGAACGTAGTTGGACCGTTGATATTGATATCCCCTGTCATAGCTACGGCGCCACCCTCGATATTCACCACACCGTTTTCGCTGGCCAAGATTTCGACGCCGCCGCTTCCCGTGATGTCAACGTGATTGTCTGCCCTTATCGCAATACTCTTCGGCGTATCAATCGTCACGATCCCGCCGCCGTGGATATTCATCAGGCCCGTTCCGGACAGAGTAATAGTGCCGTCTTCGTTCTTCAGAACATGCGCATTGTCGATGAAGAACAACGGCCCCGTAAGCGTACCACCGCTTGTCTGAATATAATTGCTAGGGTCAACCTTGTCGACCTGTTTCTGAATGTTGGCAATGTCCTCGTCCTGCTGCTTGAGTGCATCAATCATCTGATTGATGTACAACCGCATCTTGCATAGCTCTTCCTTGTAACTCAGCTCGTCGGAGAAGATAGTCGGAAGAACCGGCAGGCAACACAATCTCAGCTTATTAGGAATGTCGCTCATAAAATACCTCCTTACATAATTGCAATGCACCACTGGGGCATTGCGTAACTGCGGATAGCAGTGCTTTCCGTGTCGGATGCGAGCTTAATTTGCCACGCCTTGCCGCCCGTGGCCGCAATGGGAATCGCGGTAACGCTGATGCAATCGTCAAAGCTGATGACTTCAAAACCGCTCTTTTTGACAAGCACAACTCTAAACGTACTGTTCAATGTATCACCACACTTTCATAAACAGGTCTTCGAGTTCTTCGATGATCTGCAGGTCAATGTTGACGAACGTGCTTCGGTATTCTTTCAGGCGTTCCGCAATGGACGCGCCACCATTCACACCGGAAACATGTTCGAGATATTCATCCGTGCTCTCTGCGTTTTCGTTAGACGTGTTAACATTCTGACTGTTTCCTGTAGCCTTGCTTGTGCCGCTGCCTGTTGCATTCCCCGACCCATTGTTGGATACCATTCTAGCGTCCGTCAGATAGCGGTCATTCTGTAGGCCAGACAAACCACCCTGCGGAGTATCGCTGTACTTGTTGATTTCGCTCTCCGTGTTCGTGTTCGAGGATTCGGACGTGGTAGAGGAATCAGACTCCGAGGACGTCACACCCTGACTGTCAGTCTGCGTCTGTTTCGTACCCTTGCCGATTTTCGTTCTTGTGAGATCAACGTCATACAGCGGATTGAACTCCAGCAACTCCGACTTGTACATCTGATTGTAGTACGGCATGATCTCCGACAACTTCTGATTCAGCCGGAGTTTCCAAAGCCCCACGGTTTCCAGTCCAATTTCTTCCGTGTAGTAGGCTTTGAGAATCTTGATTTCAAGGGCAAGCCGGTAATTCTCATCAAAGATAGGCCAGTCTTCGGAGTTGAAGATTTTCGGCGCAGCCGCCTTAACGATTTCGTTAACCTTGCTATAAGGCTGTGATTCCGTATAGCCAGCTTCGACCTCGCAGATATAGCGCAGCTGCGTTGTGTATTTACTCATCTTCATCACCCCCGTCCGGTTCATCCATAAAGGATTCCGGCGTCACTTCCTCGCGGTAACGAACGGAAATACTTGTTCCGAACATCCGGTTAACCGCGTCGCATGCCTGCTCTCTCGCGATCAAGCCGGAGTATCTGCTTGCAATCGTACCGCCCTGATTTGCCTGAATCTCCAGCGTGTTTACGCGTTCCTTCTTATCCGCGCCGTGATTCGCAATGCCAAGCGATTCGAGGGCATCGTTCCAAATAGTCTGCTTCAGTTGCTGCAGAGCGGGTGCCACTAGCGGCGCACCAGTCATCAGCACTTTAACATTATCAGCGATTCCCTTTTTGCCAAATATTACAGGGAAGTTCCCCTCATACTGCTTATAGGCGTTCTTTAGAGAAAGCAGGGTATTTGTGTCGGATTCGATCAGCACTGGCGTTTTCTGTGCGGAGATGTTAACGTCAATCGTCCTGTCGATATCCGCAAGCCGCCTAGCGAACATCCTGCACATATTAAGGGATGGGCTGTGCAGCATGTTATTATAGCAGATAACGGAATCCTTATTTGTTCGTTCTGCCTGATACGTTGCCGCGGTTGATTTATCCGTTTCGTTCACGGAGCTAACACCGGGTGTAAACGCCCTGCGACGGATCGGAATCTTGTACACGTTGAACGGCCCGTTGATGATAACGGGGAGCGCAAGCATGCCGAGAACATCATCTTCGAAGAAAAGCGCACGGCCATTTTTGAATAACGTCAACTCAAGGAACCGAGCGTCTACGCTATCCGGAAGATTGAGCCATTCGTAACGCGCCAACGACATTTCTAGCAGCCGGTCGTAATAAAAATTGTAGGTCAGCTTATTAAATGCATCAGCGGCCAACCACTTTTTGAAGCTATCACCCATTAATTCACCACCTTATTATGCTCAGGATTCGTTGCGCCGGGAGAGTTGTCGACGGAATAATCTCCGAAATGATCGGTCGTTTTCCAGAATGTAATCCCCCGGTCATACACTTCACAAATTCGTTTTTCTGCGCTTGCAGGGATTGAACCATCAATAGAGCACCCGTTTGTTTTAACGTAGTTGTAGAATGGCCTTGTCCCGATATTCGGCTTTTTAACGGTGTTCGTGGCATAACCGTATTTGCGGAAATACATATCAACACGTTCTGCCGCCTCTGCCGTTAAATGACGGATTCCATAATGGAAAGTCATTAAATGTGCAGCAGCTAACAAGTTGTTATTTCCACCCGGCGTCCCGGAATCTACCATTGTAGAGGCATCCCATCGACGAGCAGCAGCCCCGACGGCCTGTGTTGCACCCGCGACTGCACCGGCATAATTCTGACTAACAGCAGACATTAACGCCATGAGTGCACCACCAATGAACTGAACAGCGTTAGCGCCGCCCTGCTGAGCTAACCATGCCTTGTATGTGTCGCTAGTCGTACCGCATTGCGGGTATCCGGATAACGTCATACTTTCCGCGAAATTTCTACCTTGTACCGTTTTGAAATTTTCGGGAACAAGCATAACCGTAGGATTAGGCGAGTAATCCCCGATCAGTTGGAAATACAAATCATTCGAGGAAACGCCCGGCGTGAAAAGCTCCATCGGATAAACCTTTGTATTTCCGGTGTTGTTAGTCACCCACAAACCCCAGTACGGGTTTGTGTATAACTTCTTGCACTGCGGCGTGTAACTTTTCCGCACACCAGCCGTTGCAGATTCAAACGCCTCATTGTAATGCCGTAAGAATTGCAAGCGGTAGTTTTTAACTGTAGATAATGTGTCGGGTACAACTGCGCCAATTTGTGCGAATAGTTCGGGCACAAGCCCAAATGCCACAATTGAATTGGCATCCACACCTGCACCGGATAAATACGAACGGAAGGTATTCAAGCCTTGTTCTGTGAACGGCTGAGCATAGGCCCATAACATCGTCGGTAGACCACTGACAACGTGCGGGCTTGTACCATCAGCCCACCACGCCATCATCCATAAACTAGATAACTTTGTTGGGACTGTTGCACCGCTGAATGTGTAGCTGACTTCGTCGTAATAGCTGATCGTGTATTCATCAAAGCTAACAGGCTCCGGAACTAGGTTCTCGCCGATGTTATCAGTCAGCGGATGCTCACGTTCTACAAAAACATCCCGGATTTCATAATCGCCCAACCACGTCTGAATGACATCGATTTCATAGGTAATCGTGGACGTGTTGTTGTTTACATATTCCACGTCCGTGATGAACGCATAAAATTTCTTTACGTTACCTGCAGAATCCTTGAAGTTTGTATTCTGGAAAATCAGGTAATTGCAATCGTATAGATTCTCTACAGGCAACTCGACCTGAATTCTACCGGCACCGTATCTCTGGTAACTATAATCGTTTAGCGTGTACTTGATCCACTTGCTGAACGTTGTGAACTGATCCGTCTTGCTTCCGAAATACATTGTATTCTTGTAGTCCGGTTCACACGGGCAATCCTTGATAATATAAATCGTGGTATTCGGCACGACATATTCAGCCATTTTGTCACCACCTTTATAATGATTGGAGGGGCAATGCCCCTCCGTTTACTGTTTGACGAGCGTCAGCGTACTGCCGAGCACGACCGTGTTGTCAAGGCCGTTGACCAGCTTGTAAGTTGCGCCTGCCATCGTGGCGACCACGTCATACTTATAGTTTGTAGTCTGCGCGGACTTCGGCAGGATAATCGCACCGTAAGGATGCACGGCAACCAGCGCCTTAGTCATTGCCTCCGTCTGCACAAGCCGGAAGTTGGACGCCTGCAGGCTTGCCGGATCGGCACCAGTCAGCGTGTACACCTTGTTACCAGCCTTATCCTGCGAGTATCCGGTAACCGTCAGAACGACATTCGCCGGGGCGGAAATCGTGGCGCCATCGACAACGAACGCTACGGCGTTGCTGAACGGGGAGCTGGAGACGATCTCCCATCGGTTGTAGAAATAGTTGTTGTACAGGCCGCTGCCAACGTAAGCCTCAGACATCTCATTCAGCGTGTCGTAAATCTGGAACCATTCCTGATCGACGAGAATCGCCTTGACGTCAGCCATCAGGCCGAGTTCTTCCGCGGTAACTTCCTCGATGACGGTTCCGGCCTCCCGGATTTCGTCAAAGCGGGCATTGTCGAACGTGGTGAAATCGTCGATGAGAACGAGGCGCCCGAGGAAATCAGCCTTTTCCATGTGGAAAGCAGCAGCGAGGACATTGACGTCAAACGCTGCGTTGAACTGCGCATCCATGAAAATGTACTGATCTTCACGTGGAGTGACAGTAGTCACACCAGCCGCGTTGCAGTCGTTTCGCATAAACGTCAGCAGATTAGACGTGCCGCGGAACACGGTAGCGGCTTGATTAGGGTTACCCTGTCCAAGGCCAACAGGTTTCATCTTGCCGTGCGACACTGCCTTAATCAGCAGGTACTTAACAAGCAGGAAGTCATCGTATTCAGCGCCACGGATAACGCTGTCGATGATTCTGGAAATCATGTCCTCAACGCCGGAAATCGAAGTGAACGCCTGCCGGAGGTTTTCCCGCTGGACGGTAACAGGATACTGAACTTTCCAGTTGATGGCATGGAACGCGGACCGAACGTCCGGGATCGTGCGCTTGAGTTCGCGGGAAGCAGCCTTCTCAGGGGAGAAGTCCCGCGCTTTCGCGATCTGCACGAACACTTCCTCGACCGTCTCGCCGGTTTCAAGGAAACCCTTCTTGAACATCCTGTACGGGTTGTTGAACGTGGCGGACCGAATTCGGACAAATGCGATCTGATTCATAAGGGCGTTCAGGAACTCATTGGCAAGATTCGGATAACCGTAGAAGACGTCACCGACCTGACGGACGTCATAGTTGGTTGCGACTTCGGGGACCAAATCCTGATACTGAGCGGACGCATTCGCACGGATGGTATTCAGAATATCAATCGTGGATGCGTTCAGGGTGGACACTGCGATTTTTCTAGGCATTAAATCATTCCTTTCATAAAATCATAAAATTATTCAGTCTTGAACAAGTCCGCGTAAGTCCTGTGTTTCGGTTCCGGGTCAGTGTCCGGTTCCGGGTCAAGCTTATCAGGCGGATTGTAAAAGGTGTCTCTGTATTTCTGTCTCCATTTCTTATCGTTGTCTGCAAGCAGCTGCTTGTAGTCAACATTCTCAGCGCCTGCATCTAGAGTGTCGGAGACGTCTTGAAGAAATGCAAGCGTATCGTCGGAAGTGTCATCATTCGGAATGAATTTCTTCAAGCCGTCAAGAACTTCCTGCTTTGTTTTGATTGCCACAGTGTTACCTCCTCATGTCCAAGCATTCATGGGCATCCAGATTTTCAGTTTTCGGGTCGTCGGTGTAGGCGTGGGAGGATGCCCCGTGAAATATTCGTACCAGTAAGCGGCGTTGTCGCAGCGGTACCGATATGAACTCGCTGCGGCCCAGTCCGCGGGTTTTTCGTAGCACAACTCAAATGCGCCTGTAAGGTTATCAAGCGTAATTTGGCTACCACCCACATAGCCCAGTTTGAACTGTTCGAATGTGATATAGTAGAAATTGCGGATATCAACTCCTATTTCAGTGAAATTATCATTGTAATAGTCGAAAAGCCCGTGGGACCAATTCTGCGGAATCGTGTCCCGCATATAGGCCGTCTGAGCTGCGCCGTCCAGTGGACTGCCGGGACGATCTGCGAAATTAGGCTTATACCCGTCCGCTGCGTATTTGGTTGAGTTGGTGCGGTTAATGTAGGTATTTGGCGGAGTAAAGCCGGGAATGCCGTAGCCATGTTTATCCGACGTTGCCCACTCAGAGAACTGTGCTACCGTCGGGATATTATCACCCTCCCAACGCCAAGGGTTCAACCCCGATTCACCAGCGCCATTTCCAAGCATAGCAGCGATAGCCCCGATCGACCAACCAGCCGCCGCCATAATGTTCGCCATCTCTGTGGCGTTTTCCAGCCCTTCAGTGCTTGTGCGGGAATAAGCCCCCGTGGCTTTCGCATGCCATGCCAAGCCTTTTCACCACCTTTCTTTTACGGGTTCGATTTCACAACGAACGCCGGATAACCTGCCGCGATCAGCTTTTCTTTCATAGCCTCCGCATAATCGCGATTTTTGAATGCCCCGACCTGTACACGGTAGATTCCCGGTTTGCCGGGGGTATCGCCCTCTTTGTACTTCACGCCAAAGCAGTCACACACCCCTCTTGCAATGGCGTCCGCAATCACGTCGAGATTGTGAACGATCCAGTTTGCTACCATAGGCACGTCGTGGAAGTCGACCTCGACATAAACCGTAGGCGCGTGCGGCGCGTGGATTTCGTAGAGCTGCGGCTGCGCGGAAATGTTGGAACTAGTGCCGGGAGTAACGGCGTCGAGCTGATTGAAAATCTTCTTGCTATACTCATAACCGAGCTGACCTTCAACAGTTCGCATACACATTACTCGAGTGCCGGACACTGTACCATTAAAAGCATTGCTGTGCAGCGGCAGGTGCAGGTCTGATCCCCATGCGTCAGATTGATTACACTTGTTTGCCAAAGTGCTCCGATGCACGATCTTTACCTCAAATCCGCACCGCTGAAGGATCGGAGCCAGCTTTTCCGCAAGCAAACCCATTTGTTCACCTTCGTTCGTGGTTCCGCCAGCATAGGTGTTTTCAAACTGATCCGAGGGACTAAGAAAAATTTTAGCCATGGTTCAGCTTATCAACGAGCTGCTGCATCACCAGAGTGTTATTCTGGATTGCTTTGGCAAGTTCGGAAATTTCATCCTTGTGCTTTTCCTGAATGACCTTAATATACCAAAAGCACATTAAGGAAACACAAATGGGAAATCCGACCTGCGTGATAATGTTAAGAACGGTCTGAACGTTAATAGCCTTTCACCACCTTTAATGGAATCCTACTATCATTATATCACACGCGTGCGATTTGTCAATTGACAAAAGGCGCGAATGTGTTATAATAATTATAGGTGGTGTATTTGTATGAAATACTACGACGGCACGAAACTGCTATCAATGCAAGATATCAACGGCAAGCGCCCTGAAATCTATCTGTGTACAACGAACAGAACAGGCGGTAAAACCTGCTATTTTTCCGGCATGCTTGTGCGCCGCTTCAAAAAGACGCGTGAAAAATTTATGCTAGTATACCGGTACAAATATGAACTGGAGGATTGCGCAGATAAATTTTTTAAAGATATCAGAGGCATTTGGTTCCCAACAGACAACATGACGTCAAAGCCCATGGCGGTTTTTAAAAAACTTTTCTTGAATGACGTGGAATGCGGATATGCGGTATCCGTCAATCAGGCGGAAGCTGTCAAGAAATATGCACACCTGTTTTCTGATACCGGGGCTATGTTCATGGACGAGTTCCAGAGCGAAACAAACACGTATGTCCCGAATGAAGTAAAAAAGTTTATTTCTATTCACGCTTCTGTTGCACGCGGGCAAGGCGAACAAGTCCGTTATGTTCCGGTTTACATGTGCGGGAACCCGGTTAGCCTGCTCAATCCTTATTATATCGAATTAGGCATCTCCGAACGCCTCCGAAAGGAAACACGTTTCCTGAAGGGCGACGGCTTCGTTCTGGAGCAAGGTTATGTGGATTCCGCAGCTGAAGCACAAAAGGGAAGTGCATTCAACCGGGCGTTTGCAAAGAACGATTATGTGGCATATGCCGGACAGGGCGTTTACCTGAATGACAACGTTGCGTTTATCGGCCGACCAGAGGGCGTTAACAGGTATATTGCAACGCTCCGGTATTGCGGGAAGAATTACGCGATCCGGGAATATCCACATCTAGGCTTTATGTACTGTGATGACAAAGCCGATGATTATTACCCTGTACGCATCACGGTAACAACGGAGGATCATGAGGTTAATTATGTGATGCTCAGACGTTCCGACGCAATGCTTAGCCAGTTTCGATATTTCTTTGAGCTAGGTGCATTCCGATTCAAAAATTTGTCTTGCAAAGAAGCAGTCCTCAAGGCGCTTGCTTATTAAATAGGTATCACCGGAGACTATACGCTCTGCTCTGCCAGGATCACACGGCTGAAATTACGCCGCCTGGACAGTTACGGATATCGTGAATCCCTTTGTGTAACTCTCCGATTTTGATACGGCTCCCACTTATGTGGGAGCCTTATTTTATTGAATCGTTATTAGGTCGCAGATCACTTTATCGAGCATATCAAAGCAATGTACGATCTGCGCGATTGGCGCTAGATTCTTAGTGCATCCAGATGTTAATGATAACATATATGCGTCTTTGATACATTTTCGGATTTCTTCAAGTCTCCTAATGAGTTCGTCATTGTTCATAGTCATACCTCCTTATTCATCTTCCCTTTCTAAATCCCGCAGGATTCCACGGATGATCTGCATGGCCATAGTCGTAAAACCGGCGGCTTGAAACATGTCTCCACTGAATACCATCATGTTAGCTCCATTGATTACTTTTCGTAGTTCGTCCAGTCTCTCGCGCAACTCCATTTTATTCATCGCTACCGCTCCTTTTCGCATATTTGCACAGAGTACGTGCAATCAGTTCCAGAACGTCGTTGGCATCCCAGCAGACAACAGCGGCGATTGCCTGTGCTTCTGCGATCGTTCTAGTGCAACTTTCAAGCACGTTGCGCTTCATCATTTCCATGCGCTTCATCATTTCCATTGTTATAGCCCCTTAATATATTCAGCTCTGATTTCTTTGTAGCTTTTCATTTCCAGAGTGGTCATACTTGTTACGTAGTTCAGCAAGTCATACCAAAATGGAAACTGATGCTCCACTTCACTCCCGTCCTTGCATACTACGGTTAACTTAAACTGCATTCGCACAACGTTTCACCCCCATCTGTTCCCGCAAGATGCATTTTTTAACGGTTTCGTCGTCAAGCCCTAGGCATTCGCATAAAAAGTAATACCATTCGGACTTAAAAAATCGTGCTACCTCCGTGCGATTCTGCGAACGGGCATACATAGACTTATTACCGCGCTCTTTACTTCGAGGTTTCAACTCTTTACTGCATCGCACATAGTCTTGCATGCCTACCCGAATAATCGCAACGGCTAGACGCTTAGCCTCCATGTCTGTCATTGTTATTACCTCATTTCATATGTTGTCGCGCACAGCAGCACCCCGCCGGGAATCGTTCGAGGGAGCAGCTTGCCGGGGACGGTTAAGCCTAGTTTAAAATCCGTGATCTCTCGTTTCTCACGCAAGAAGGCAAGCTCTTCAGGTCGGTACTCACTTTCGGGATCATCTTCCGTTGGCTTCCATCCCTCAACGGATTTCAAAAACAGCTCTTTGCAATGTTTCGGCATGCCCGCGCACTTCACATCGTAAAACGGTTCGTCAATGACTTCCCCATCCTCGGATGTGACGTGCTCTATGTACGTTTTCTGCCGGACAAATAGCCCCATATCCCATCCACTTTCCAGCTTCCAGCAACAAAAATCACGGTCGTGGATTTTCATGCCGCGAACGGCGTCACGCGGGATATCCATATGGCAACTATCGGTATCCGCATAGATAAAACCCGGTTCGTCTGTGCCATAATAGTTGGCCTGCGCCGCTCGGATCGTGAAACAGCGTGCATAACTTGTGATTGCTGCGCCTACGGGGATATAGCCCGGCTTTTTGTCGTGAGCCTCCACGATGGTATACCCGATACTGCGATCCGGTTTTTGGTATGCGACCTTGAAACTGCTATCGTCTCCAGCTGCTAACTTGCCATACAGGTTATTAAGATACAATTTAGCTAGGGTACGTTTCGCGCCTTTTGATTCTTTTTTGATTTTGGCGTACTTGTCAATGTAGTCGTCAAACAAGCCCTTTGCCGCGGTAAAATAGCAGCCGTCAAGAATCTCAAAATCCGTTAACTCGTAATGCTCTTGCAGCAGCCGGAAATCCATCTCTGTAAGCGTCAGCTCTACTATAGCTTTCCGTCGTTCCCCATCGGGAGTTGTTATCCATTCGCACATTTCACCTGTTCTGCGGTCGTACACGTCTGATGTTTTTAGGGATTCTGTGCCACGATACCAGAAATTGCCTTTAATCTGCACAAACGGCAGCTTATCAGGCTTTATCCGAAATCGCGTGCGAATACGAACATAAAAGAAACTGTAGCTTGCTTGTGCTTCCGGAGGTATGAGATCCCCCCGCCAAAAGGTTGGCATTCCGATGGGATATTTGTTGCCTGACATACTGTGCATCATACTAGGATACAATGAGTTAACGTCTGCCGTTGTCCCATTATGATAAACGATATTGCGCTTTTCCGGTACGACGTAGCACCATCCGCCCCGGTATGCTTTACGGATATAGGCGTCCATCGTCTTAGCGCCGTATACTTCTGGCAGCGTCTCCGCCGTCAAGTCCGGGAACCACTTTTTATAAAAGGGATAGCCGACTATTTTTTGATACTCAGACAAGCAGCAGCTTCCAATCGTGAGTTTCAAGTGCCCATCAGCGACCATGATTTCAAGTGCTTCCTTTACAACTAGCACGTCATTTGCGATATATTCACGCTCTTCCGGCGTGATCTCGCAACCGGGGTAACGGAAGCCCTCATACTCCATGTCTAATTTTTGGTGGGCCGTGCCGAAACTCTTGCCGATCTCTTTAACAGAAAATGGGAGGAGCTTTAGGCTGTCCCTAAATTCTATGTATCTGCCGTCAATTTTGACACAGATTGTATACCATGCTCCCATGTCAGAAATGCTATATCTGATTGTACCGTTTTCCATGTCTTTTTGTCTCTGAAAACGCACCTGCTGCACATCTTCTACATCATCAACCGCTTGTTTGTAGCCAGCTTGAATCAATAAGAAGTCCAGCCAGAATGCGCCGTCAAATTTTAAGTTATGGAAATAGCAAACGATATCCCCCGTGATCCTACGTAGACCTGCCCAACAGTCCGCGATGCTATGATAGATTTCAACCGACTCTGTAAACAACGGGACAATGGCAGCCGCCCAAACGGCGGTATCTTTTTGCCCCTCATAGACGGTTGTCTCAAAGTCCCCGACCAAAAAGGTTTTAGCCCGGCTTTTCAAACGGCATCACACCACCGCCCCTTAAAAAGACATCCATGCTAATGACACCACCCTGCACCCTTATCATATCACCGGCGCCTGTCGTGATCTCAAGCGTCGTGTCAACCGGTGCTCCGCGCTCCGCGTCATAGTAGCCACTAGACATACCTCGCACGGCGTATTCATTGCTAAAACTTGAGCCGTCGGCCGCCGTGTAATACTCGGCTTCTTCCGCAAGTGTTTCGCCTTTACCCGGTGAGTAATCCGCAAGATTTGCGTCTTTTCCCATAATGATCCGCACAAAACGATTCAGATTAAACCGGGCTTCTTCAGCCGTATGATAATATTTGTAGAGCATCTCGTCGATGATCTCTTGAAGCTCTACACCATTGTTTTGGATTCTTCTAGCTAACTCCGCTGCACCTAATTCTGATTCCGCCGCGTTCAAAACGCGTTCGAAAAAATTGTGGTATTGAATTGCAGTTTGTTTTGCAACATCGTCCCAACGATAGGACGGAGTAAATGCAATTAGTGGGTCTTTTAGATTGTCGATGATATTTTGATAACCGGCTGCGCGTGCTTCCTGTCGTGCTTGTTCTGCTTCCCGCTTCGCTACTGCCCTCTGCGCTGCTTTGGATTCCCGCCGTTCAGCTGCGCGCTCGGCTTGTGCGTTGCGCCGGACTTCCGCGCGTGCCATGCGTTTATACGCTGCACGCATAGCCGCTTGATAATTCTGCTTTTTACCACTGACTGTAATCTGCCCGGATTTTGTCGGCATCCACTTGCCGCCACGCTGCGGAGACGCCGGGACTTGTTTGCCGCTATCATCCGTGTAGTATGCGCGGCTATACAGTTTTTCCGGAGTCAGCTTCTTCAGACGCTCAACGTCTCTTTTTGTTGGCGTTGGTTTTTTATCCGGAATATCGGTTAAAAACATGAACCCGCGCTTTTCGGCTGCGCGCATAAAGCGTTCAATGCGGCGCAACTCTTTGTTATATGCCGCCAAATTTTTCGGCGGTTTCGGTGTTGCCATATCATCACCCCCTTATTTAGGATTAGGCCCAGCTGTTACACCGGGCCTTGTGGGTTTACTGCGCGTCAGAGTCGATACACGGGACGCAATCGGCAGTAGCGGTCGAGAAAGTGGGCTTTTCGCGGCACAGAGAACATGTGATGAAGTCCTTGCCTTTGTAATTGTTACTGGCCTTTCTGTAGACCTTGATGGTGAAGCCGCTGGTAATCCCGACATCGCTCAGCTCGGCAACGATGTTCTCCAGCTCGCGGCGGAACGTCGCGCCGCCACAAACGAACTTGCGGCCCTCCGGATCGATCACAACGCACTTTTCGTAGTCCTTGTCTTCGGTCTTCTCGTTGTGGATTCCAAGGATCAAGTGCTTTTCGTACTCGATCACGACAGGCCCCTGCTGCGTCGCATCGTCAAGGGGAATCGCGTCCCCCAAATCCTTGCACATGACGCGCTCGTAGGCGTCAAACTCGCCATTAGATTCGAGGATCTTGCAGTAGTAATTCTGATTCGCCATAATGTTTTTCCTTTCTGCTAGTTTATTGAGATAGCCGCTCTGTTATTATGTAAAGGGGCTGACCCGTTTACAACGGATTTACAACGTGTTTAAGTTTCTGTTACTTCATCCCCCCACACGTCCCATCCTGCTGCCGTCGTTCTCGCAAAAAGTTCGATGCATGCGTTATCCGCACCCATAAGCTCCAAAATTTTATCGCGTACTATTCACTCGGTGCGGCTTACCTTTTACGCCGATCAGACACGGCTCAGTATTGCCCCTAGTCCAACGACCAAGACCAAAAAAGTAACCCGCCCCCCTTCGATTTTGTTTCACCCATTGAAAACCGATAGTTTTATACTTAAACCCCCACGCCTCAATTACTTTCAACCCTTCTTTTAGCATAGGGTAAGTTGTCCAAAGGAAAAGGACGCAATTATCACTAGCTAGATCCTGCACTGGCAAATTACAAATATCTTCAAGCTTCATCGTGTTATAATGACTTTCTGCATTGCCCGAACAATCATTATTTTTATAGCGCCACGGCGGATCTGCGTATATAATGCTATATTTTTTATTCGGAAATGGTATCACCATTATCACCGCATTTCTCAGTTTTAATGCCGTCACGGCAATCATAAATCACAGCGTGCGCGACAAATTCCGGGATGGTCATCCGGTATATATGCGTCTCCGGCGACGCAACTTTCACGACACGCATCGGTTGAATGTGCGGCTGTAGCTGCGGACGAATCACGCGCAGGCGCTCAAGGTCCGTTTTGCTACCGAACGGAATTGTCACGGTCAGGGCTTGCACCCTACCGCTTTGTTCGTTTGCTGCACTGATCGTCACGTCTTCCGTGGTGATCGTGCGCGTTATGGACGGCTTTCGAGCCATTATAAACAACCCCCCCTTACATATGCGCTATGATAAAACTCACAATCGCAAACCATCAGGCGCCGCCCCTTTCTAGCATACCGATTAGCAGGGCGGCGAAAAATGTCGCGGCACAGCCAATGATCAGGATTTGCACTAACACCTGCTTTAAGGTGTCAAAGAACAGCATGACCCCTAAAGTCGGGGCATAATTGCCGAATACTTCAGCTATCGCGGTCAACAGTCCGATACCTGCAAGGCCTACAACGGCCCATAAAATAACGTTCATTTAACCGCCCTCCGGCAACATACGACATTGTGTTTGCTGTATTCTTCACAATAACGGGACCACTGTTCGCAACGCTTCTCAAGACGAGGCATGTACAAGTCCGTTTGTGCATGCCCATCAACAGATGAAACAACATGTTCATATATCTTCATAATGAAAACCACGTCCTTGTCATAATGCCTGTCTGCTTCTAACAGGGCATTAAACGGCGTTTCAGCCTTTAGCGGAAAGATTTCCTCATGCGGGAATTCACCGATTCGCCGCTCAATATAAAGATAAAATTTCATTTTTTCAGTTCTCCTTAGCATGCCAGCCCATCCGCAAGCACATACATTTAAACTCTTTTTCAGAATAATGTAACCTGTATAATTCGCGTACTCTCACATCAACTACTCGCGGATAAAATCCCGCAAGCGCTTTGTATGCCAACATTTCCGGACTAGAAAATATACGCGTTTCGTCCGATACTTCCGAGTGGCACATAGCTTCAGCGTTCTTAATAAAGATAGACATAGCCTGAATGATCTCTCCCACATTTGGCATCCGCTTGTAACCACCTAGCCAAAAGCCGGTTATCATATCATTCAAATACCACTTCCCGCGCACCTTGTGACACCCAACCGGCCACGGCATATTTCCGTCTCCAAGGTCGACGCTAACGCCGTACCCATTGACGATCCCCGTCACGGCGCGGTAGGTGCACTTTACCCATGGGGCTTTATTCGTCGTCTTTTGCATTTCGGTTCTCTCCTTTTTCGTCAATAGACGTCCGTCCATTTCGTCCGGCCCGTCTGGCGGTTATACTCACCGACCGCAGCAAGCTCCACGCGACCGTCAAGCAACCGAATGTAAATATCCGGGACTCTCAGCCGTCCGAGATAATAGCGGTTACGTGTTGCCCACGCTTTCGCCGCTTTTAAGCTGTCTGTCTCAAACTCTACGATCCGTTCGCCGATAAATAGGTTTTCATTTCTCTTATTCCTTTCGTTTTTTGTTTTTTGCTGGCCTGCCTTCGTCAGCGCGTCGCGGCCATTCGACGCGGACGCCCTAGAGCCGTTTCGGCATTCAAAATTCGAATGATCGCAGCTTTTTGATGAGTCGATTACATTCGTTCGCATACTCATAATGCGGCGCAGCAATTTCTTCTTCGCCTGTATGCCACAAATGATCAGCATACAGCGCTTCATGCTCTTCTGTTTGCTCAAGAGCATACAAGAGCATTTCAACATCTTCATAGCTTAATTCATTATTGTTTTTCATGATTATTTCTCCTTTTGTATTTTAACCTACCATCATCAGGCCGCAGGCGGTCAGCCCTGCAGCGACGCCCGTGGGGGCGTTTCGGCTTATCTATGATATTTATATTCCGCGTATGGCACATACTGCCAAATCAATTTGTGACTCCCGTGCCGCTCAAGATAATTATCATCAGCATCCAAAATAGCACAGGCATCTTCATCAAAAAACCAGCCATGACAGAGGGCGCTAAATTTATCCCATGTAACGTTGTCGATAAATCCGACACAAGCCATCTGATAATAAGCGTCCCACATTTTATCCAGCTCCCGCTGATCCCCGCTAAAATTGACGTAAGTCTCGATCATGTTCTTCAATGTCAGAGTCTTCTTCATTTTGTTTTTTCTCCTTTTCATGTCGTTCAGTTTGATTTGCTTTGTGCCCTTATTATACTCGATCCGATACAGGATGTCAAGCACTGTAACACGTCATTTACAAAAATTTTTTCTAATATCGGCATTGACGACCGACCCGGATATGATACAATATATATAGTAAATGCGATACTATCAATATAATATGGCATGAAATATAATACTAGTTCATATATGTAACATTCCTTTAGCGCTATTACGCTTAGGTATATAACATAAAATTCTCGGTATAACACGACACAACGTAGTACACCATTTGTACCGTAGTGGGGAAAATCATGTACCGAGAAATGCCTTTACCAAA